ATAGCCTTCGCGTTGTCGGCAAACTCAAGCGCAGAGTCGGAACTATCAAAAACGATGTTCGCTGAAGCGCCTGTAAAAGTGACATCATCGCCAGACGAAATCACCATGCTTGTGCCGCCAGTGGTGTTACCTGCAACCAGAACTTCCGCCAGCGTATCCGTCACACCGGGGTCAACCCCAGCCATAGCGTCAACTACCGCCGCACCAGATCCTGCGCCGTCTAAATAAACAATCGCAGTTTTGCCCGTCGCAATCGTCACATTCGCGCCAGAGCCTTGGCTGATAGCGATAGACTGAGAGCCGCTGGTCGCATTCTCGATGAACATGACACGAGAAACGGTGTTTGGCGCAATGGTAAGAGTTCTAGTAGCCGTCAGACTGACTGCGGATGTGACCTTGAAATACATTGCTCGAGCGGGATCAGAAACACCGTCAGCTACTGTAGTCGTAGCATCGGCGTCTGAGCTAAAAGACTGTTCAGTCGCGTATCCAAGAGCTTCACCAATCAACTCAAGATTAGTGTTCGTACTGGTTCCCCAAGTACCTGACTCATCGCCGGTAGATATTTCTTTTAGGCGTAGATCATTAACGTAAGTTGCCATTTTTAAGCTACCTCATCCCAATTAGGGGTTTGACTGTCTGAAACATCAGCCCACCCAGGAGTCTGACTATCCGTTATATTATTCCAATTTGGCGTTTGAGCGTCATTTACTAACCCCCAAACATTAAAATACCCTATCTCCGCTGTCGCAGATACTCCCGTAACACTAACAACAGCGCCACCAACAACAACTACATTACCAACCGCTCCAGTGCCTTCGACACCCGTTGGAACAATCGTTTGGCCCAACCCAATAGTGACTGTGCCGACTGCTGAAGTACCTGCCACACCTGTAACAGCAAATACCGCATCTCCTGTCGCAGTAACGGTTCCAACTGACCCTGTACCTGCAATCCCAGTGACTGAAACATTCGCATCTGCGCTGACTGTAGCCGTTCCAACAGCTGAAGTACCTGCGACTCCAGTGACTGAAACATTCGCATCTGCGCTGACCGTAACTGTACCAACCGCTCCAGTGCCAGAAATGCCAGTAACACTAACATTCGCATCTGACGATACAGTAACCGTTCCGATAGCTCCCGTTCCTGCCACTCCCGTAACAGAAACGGTAACGCCCGTTCCTTCAACAATCGTAACGGAGCCAATCGACCCCGTTGCTGCAACACCTGTAACAGAAACATTCGCATCCGCAGAAACTGTAACGGAACCGACCGCCCCAGCAGCTGCAACACCTGTAACCTCAACAGGAGTTGCTTGACCCCACGGGCCTTCGCCCCAAGTGCCTCTGCCCCACCCATTAAGATCTGCCACATATTACTCGCTATGCGATTCGTATGATCGCGTTAGACGCATCCGCTGTCGGGAACTGAATAGTAAAATCCCCTGAGCTAGATGTTTTATCTCCGCCAAAATCTAATGCACAAACAGACGGATCGCCAGAAGCACTATCATTAAATATCAGTGCGCCTCTTGCGGTAATACTGCTAGAGCTAAACGTCAAATCATCAAAGTCTGTAAACGCAGTAGTTCCCGATGTCGTTGGGTCTACACGAGTTAGCGCAGCGCCTTTAGCCGTATAGCCAGTACCGGACACTTCGTTGGTTGCGGTATAAGCTGTGGTGCTTGCGTCTAATGTCGCAGAGCTTGTGTACAACGCTAAATTGAACGTACTACCGCCCGAGTTTTTAAAGTTGTGTACAGCCTCCATAAGCTCTTTTTTGAAAGACGTACACATTGCAGTCGTAATAGCCATTATAGACTCCTAATTATGTCTGCCATGTCTTTATGGCCTTGACGTTCCAGTTCGGCAATCAGCGTCGTTCTGTCGCTCTTAATCGCTTCTTTTATGTAATGTAGAGCCGTAGCCCTAACCGCTTCTTTGAATGCTTCTGCCTGTTGCGCTATCAAAGGATGGCAATTGCCTCCAACACTTACAATTCTATTTGATGCAGCCTCTGCCCAAAACTCAGGATCATGTCCTTTATTTATAGTCGTTGTTACAAATACTTCGCCTATCTCCATCTGCGGAGCTTCAATCAACATTTTATTTATCCTTTAGAAATATCGTACCGATATTCGTCTCGGGAGCCATAGCCTTGGCCTAAGTTTTTAAGACCATTTACTGCTTGAACAAAGCGTTGTTCATATTGCGCAACTTCTTCAGGAACTTTTAAGAACGTAGCTGCTTCAACTAAAGTACCGTATAACATCGCATCGGGAGCATTGTCAGAAAGCCATGTCGTTTCTGAGCCTGAAGTCGTAGTTAACGACGCAGGCCGATATTTATAGTGTAGTTCAAACGAATACCCTTGATCTGGAGTAGGCGCTAACATAAAAGTATTATCGTCAAATAAAGCGTAATACTTAGGAACCCCTGTTGTCGCGGGATTAGGAGTGTAATCTCTAATAAAAGAAACGTGCTTATATAATAAATAGCTATACACGCTGCTGGAAATTACAGCCAAACTGTAGGGTGCTAAAAAGTCCGTCGGCGTACTTAAATATGTATTACTGGCGGAAGCAGAACCTGTTACGTTTTTTCTAAAGACTGGGAGTTCTACGGCTTTTAAGATCCGCTCCTCAGCTTCTTTAATAAACGTATCTAAATCAGAAACGAAAGTTGTTTCTGCAGTTTCACAGTAATCCTGTACGGTAGATTTTAAAGTCGCTAACGTAAAACTCATGTAGTTTCTACCTCAACTTGCCCAATACTGCCGGTTGCAAAAACACCTTCAAACTTAGTACCTATTGGGTCAACTATCGCTAAAGGCTGCCCTCCAACATTTACTCCGCTGACTGTAGTATTACTCGGCCCCGTTGTAAAAACTCGTCCTAATTCAGATTGCGGTAACGGTACTTCAGGTCTTGCTTGTCTCAGGGCTTGCGGATCAGTTAGATGGTGTGGCGGATCTAACTGTGGATGTTTAGGCTCATAACACTCTGAACAAACTTTAAACCCTGTCCACTCCATACGCAGATCAAGGTACTTATACCTAAAACCACAGCGATCACAGACAGCGTGTGAATACTTACCTACCGCAAAAGCCATTAGAGATATGTCCGTCTAGGAACCAACCGTAATGAACTATCGTCATCGTACTTAATTGCGTTAACTAAATTTTGTTCGTACAAGGGCTGCAACAACCCTGCTTTTTCAGGGTTCTTTTTCAATGCTAGGTTGAAAGCTAATCCTGTAGTTAAACACGGAAGAAAACGACTAGGTAAGTCAACATCGTCTACGGAAGCAGAAATATCTTGGATACGCTTCCAACGATAAGAAACAAACTTATCCGTAGAGTTTTCAGGAGCAGGCCAAACATATAGTTTGGGAGTTATCGTTCTCTCAACATAATATTGAGTAACTCTCGCTTGAGTCTCTTTATTTGGTATATCTAGATAATCTCCGCGATTTATACGGTCTATTTGAAAATCTGTTTGTATACCATTAGTAGTTCTTCGGATTACTGCGTCTAGTACATCAATATCGTACTGATTTAGGTCGTAGGTGGTTGTCCCTTGAACTAAATCAAGAGACACCTGCTCTACTTCCCAAATCTGAATGCCTCGGTTAGACCAGTCTGCAAACATAATGTTCATAGACCGTCTAGCCGTTACTCCATCATATCCGGTACGGTATTCAAGACCTGCTAGTTCATATGCTTCTTCAATAGCATCAGCAGCAGTTAAAGTAAACGTCCTAGTTCCAGAGGTCGCCATTAGCCGTAGTTCTTTATCAGATCGAGAATAATGACATAAGTATCGTTTGACGCGGCACCTAACGTGGTTAGGTTAATATCACCGTTTTTACCAGAACCTGCTGTATTGTATAGTCCCCCGAACTCACTAAAGTCCATATGACCATTACTTGCTTCTGCTAAAGCCAGTGCGATTGTGTCGGCAGTAGCATTCCACAAAAGTTGTACCTGAGTAAAACCCGTTATGGAATGAGCTACTTTTTCAATTCGAACGCTTGAACATGCAGTGCCGTCTGCTCTCGGAGCCAAACTACTAACGTCTACTTTTGTAACTGCTGCTTCACCAGTGCCGTCACTAAGGTTGGTTATCTGTATAACAGCTCTGTGAGTACCGTCACTTAAAACAGTTGTACTAACTGCATCAGCCATATCTTATCTCCCATAAGGGGAAGAACCCTTCCCCTAATTTAATCGTTATAACTCTTATGCGTCAGCAAAAGGCGTAACAATCGTTCCGGAGCCAAGCAATAAAGTATTGTGTACAAGATAGGTCGCAGCATCAATCGCCGTTACTTGAACAACACTGCCGACCAAACCACCTTTAGTTGAACCATTCAGAGTCATCACATCGTTTGATGCTCCTGGAATAAATGCCTTTTTAGTGCTGTCATCAACAGCGACCACGGCAGCGCCTTTAAACTTATCAGTGCCGTCCGTCAAAATGTCCAAATCTGTGGCTGCAGTTTCAATATAGAAAAAGAAAGACGCGCCTACATTATTAGCTTGATCAGGGGAAGTAGGATCAGTTGGGGCAGTAGTAACAATCGAAGGAAGCGTAAACTTTCCATCCGCATCGTTACATAGCAGGATTTTACCTGCGTGAGCTGCAACAGTTAGCGAAGTGTCTGCAGTTAGGCTAACAGTAGTGTTAACACCTGCATTTATAAAACCCGCCAAAGATTTGATCGGGCCAGCAAAAGTGGTCTGTGCCATTGTAATTACCTCTTACGAAAGGATTCGCCTTAGAGTCTTCGTAACGTCCGTCTGAGTCGGTCGCTAAGGCTGTTTTTCTCAGATAGTGGGTTTATACACGAGAAAAAGAAAAGGGGCAACTAGTGCCCCTTTCTTTTGCGATATTACGCAGCTCCAGGAGAGCCGAAAATACCACGCCAGTCACTAAAGCCAAAGCTGTAGCGTTCTCTGGCCTTATAACGAACATTTCCGGTTTCAAAGTCACCTTCCATATTCGTAGAGACAGGAGATCGCACAAAGTGCTTCAATCCATTAGGAACGTCAGTTTTCAAGAAGAAAGCATCCGTATCCGTCAAGAAATGATTTACAACGTAGCCTTCAGGGATCATTCCCATGTTTCGCATAGCGTTGATATCATTGTCAGCTGTTCCTACACGTCCCGGAGTTTCAAGCAGACGATCTGCTATAAACTGAAGAGCGGAAGGAATAATCAGCTTACGAGCCTGTGCATTAATCTTCAGACCACGTTCATCTTCAAAAGCAGCAATATCGATAAGAGCTTGCTCTAATGAAGTTTCGTTAAGGTCTGCAGCTGTAGACAGCTCATTAGACTGAGTTTGGTTAGATACAGTCGGATGGTCAGTAGCACAAAGCTCCTTACCGTCACCACCTAAGAAGCTG